AAGTTTCTGCACGTTCTTTATTATACTGTATTTTGGTTAATCTTGCAACCTCTTTTGCTTCGTATTGTTCTCTACGTTGTACAGACATTGCACCAATCATTTGATCATAATTTCTTGACCAACGAATGCCTTCAAAAAAGTTTTCAAGTTCGGACAAGTTACCAGTAAAAAAACAAGCATCGCGACTGTATGTTGGTAGACTTTGATCTTTTGGATATAGTGCAATGTTGTCGATGTTGTCAGTCACCCCATAAGTGTTATATGGTGCCTTGTCCAATCTGAATCCGTAATGATCGGCTAGTTCACGAACTTGGTCAATACGTTCAATCATGTTCATGCCAACAGCTACACCTATGTGTTTCACAGTTGATCCTTCCATTGGAATCCAACATAGTATTCCATTAGTGTTTCCATTGCATCAATATAACGCAAGTTGTGCTCGATGTCCTTTAGTTGATGTACTCCTTTATTTTTGAGCTTGTTCAAGCGATCAGTATCTTCAAGTAATCCTTTATAGTCTTGAATCAAGATACTTTTAATAAGGCCATCTACTGCTTCATTATTTAGGTCTATAATCATTATCACTCCTTGCTTTTCTACAGGCTTCCTTCATTGCGTTGGTATAGTCTGGACTAATTTCTGCTATGCCGCAGTCAATGACTCTTCCGTCATTGGGATAAGTTGCTATGGCTATAACAATGCCGGCTGCAATAGCCACGATCATTAAAATGACTTCCTTGGATATCATTTTATTTTCTCTTGCTTAAGAATGTCAAATACCTTCTCGTCATGCTTTTTAAAGTCTTGCCACATGCCCTTGGCGCTTTTAATCATAAAACTAATTGCAAATAGAATATTAATGCCAATAGCAATACCCCAGGCTATGTCGCGCCTCGGTCCTTCGCCTGTAAAAAATCCAAACGATAAAGAGAAAAAAGTAGTAAACAATAAAAAGTCAAACCAAGTGCGCTCACTAGCAAACCATTTAATAAATCGCCATGCTCGTTTCATATTAACGTCCTTTCGCTGCTTCTTCGTAGTGTGCCCAGATACCCCACGGTGGCTCACATCCAGGATTGCCTTTAATAACCCACACAGTTTCGCAATACTGTTCTTCGCCCCACTCACCAAACGGCATACCGTCAGTAAACATAATAAACTTCTTGGGTTCGATGCCATTGTTTTTCATGAATTCCCAATTAGCCATAAAGTCAGTACCACCACCTCCCATTGGCTCATACTCCATGATGTCGTCAATGTTGTCAGACGTATATGTCTGTACATTGTAGATTTCTGTATCAAAGCACCACAGCGTAATCTTGTACTCGTCAAAGGCTTCCATAATACCTTTAATCTCACCCAAGAACGCCTTGCTATCTTCTTCGCTAATACTACCCGACTGGTCCATAGCAATACATACATCAATCATCTCACCAGGTTTCAAACCAGGCAATATGGCATCCATGTGCCAACCCCTGCGACTCGGTCTAGCCCAGCTAAAGTCATTCTTAACAACACTTTGAATCTGTTGTTGCAACAATTCCTTCCAACCAATAACTGGTTCAGTCATGTCCTTGAGTAAACGCTTAACGCCGCTGGGCAAGTTACCTGCACCTGCAGCCTGTGCCGCAGCAATTACAGCACCTTTAATCTCATCGCGGATAGCCTGTGCTTCTTCTTTGCTCAGTCGAGGACGACCTTTGCCATCTTTGCTTTCGTTGCCGTCGCCATCACTGCCGTCATCTTCCAAGTGCTCGTCAAGAATCATCTGTTCAAGCTGTTCCATATTGATCTTGTCTGCGTTTTCGTACAAGTAATCATATACTTCTTCGTAGCTTTGGCCTTTGAACTTAGAATCAAACAAGATAGGCACCACACTAATCTTTTCGCCAATGCGTTGTTCAACTAAATCTTGATTAACACAATAGTCAGCAGCAATATTACTCAGGCGAGGCAGTCGGTCACCGCGGCGGCCCATGTGGTCATATACAGCATGCAGGATCTCGTGACCAACCAAGAACTCAAGTTGTTTAAGAGGCATGTTGTTAACGAACTCGCTATTGTAATAGAACTTGCGTCCGTCTGTAGCAGCAGTACCGCACCATTCGTCTGCATTGGTAAGCGTCATACGTGTGGCCAACTGTCCAAAGAACGGAGCCTTTAGCAGCAAGCCAATGCGAGCAGTAGTAAGTTTTTCGCGAGCAGCCGCGTCCGTCTTTGGGTTAGTTACAGTCTTAACTTTTGCTTTGTCAATTACAGTAGATTCTGCCATGTCGCCTCCTTAACGTATAAACATATTATATAACAAAATGGATTTACTGTCAAAGCCATTTTAATTGGATATTACTCAATGTTGCATCATCTTTAATATAGATGTACAAGTCTCCTTGGCTGACATCTATGTGCCAACACCAAGGCGGATTAAACAGTTCGTGCCCTTTGTAGGCTTTATGTGCTTCGGCTGTGTTTATATAGTAATTTCGTTCACAACTTGGACCATATTGTTCGGTCATCCAAACTCTCAAATCGTGAAAACCTTTGAATCTATCGTTACTGTGTTGGTATAACACATACTGTAGTATATACACACGATACTTCCACAGTTCGTGTCCGGTATGTCTTCCGTCTAATTTTTCAACAATAAATTGCATAATAAAAAGGGGTCTTACGGACTAGGTCCTGCCCCTGCCTCACACGCGAACTAGATTATTTAGAACTGCCTGCTGCTGCCAAAACATACTTACCAAAACGCTGATGGAACTCATCAAAGCTAGGCATCTTGCCAGGAACCATTGGCAGATTGTATGTAGTCAATGCAACACGGGCACCCATAACAGTAACTTCAGTGGTAAAGTTATCCATCATAAATCGCAGGAAGTTGTCTGCCATTTTGTGGAACTCGGCTAACTTGTCTTTGCCATTCTTGGTGTAGTAGTCTTGCAACTCATAACACATTGAAGTAGTCAAAGAATACATAGCCGAAACTTCTTTGGTCTTTAACTCTTTGACCTTGCCTGCCAAAATATCTTCGGGCTTGGGCAAGTTGGCAGCATGTTTACGATGCGCCATAAACTTAACAGCGGTGCCTTCACCTACGCAACCTGCAATCAAGTCAGTCAACTCTGCGTCAGACATGTCCTTGTCGTGGCAGAATTCACTAGCAAAGGTCCAAGTACGTGGTGTAGCAAACGAACGACTGTTACTACGTGGATCAAAGTCAAACATGTCGGCTTTGGCAAAACTCAAGTAACCAACAACATCCGAATGGATCTTGTTTTTAACAGCCCAATTCTGCCACGATTGGAAGTCAGGACGTACTTCTAAGTGCAAGAAACGATTTGCCAACGGACTAGGCATACGGAATGTAACGCCTTTGTCGCTATCGCGATTGCCTGCAGCAACCATAACAACATTGTCTGGCAACTTATATTTGCCAATGCGACGATTCAGAATCAACTGATATGCCGCTGCCTGTACTGCTGGTGCAGCCGAGTTCATCTCGTCAAGCAACAATACAATAATAGGATATTGTGCTGCCATTTCGTCGTCGGGCAAATCAATAGGTGGTGCCCAATCCATCTTCTCATTGTTCTTGTTAAAGAACGGGATGCCGCGAATGTCAGTGGGCTCCATCTGCGATAGTCGCAAATCAATCATGTAGCCACCTAGTTCAGTAGCAATGTCTGCTACTACTTCGGATTTGCCTACACCTGGAGGCCCCCAGAGGAACACAGGACGCTTATGCTTGAAGCAGCGTAACATACGACTACGTGCTTCTTCGGGTGTTACAGTACGACTTTCAGTTACAGCCATTTATATTCTCCTTGTCAACGTGTAAAAACATATTATAGTTAAACAGTGAATTAAAGTCTGTGGCTGTTACACCACAGACTACCAAACTATTAGAATCCAAATTTTGCATTAACACGAGCTTCTTTGTCTGCAAACCATGCAATAGCAAAATCCTCTGGGCTTTGATTTTTACGTGGCTTGTCGCCAACACGCTTTGCCGTTTTAACAACAGTTGCAGCCTTAGCAACCTTTGCTACTTTAGCAACAGTTGCAGCCTTAGCAACACGGGGCATTTTGCCTGCCGTAATGCCTTGTGTGCCAAGATAATCAACCGCTGCTTCTTTATCCATTGCTTTGGGCAACTCAATCATGTTAACATCTGTGCAACCAAAACGCTCTAGTGCTTTAGCACGTTTAGCGTCGTTAGCAAATTTATAAACAGTAACGCCTTTTTCTGTACAAGTGCCTGCAAAAGTAAAAAGTTTAGACATTTAAAACTCCTTATTAGTTAACGTACAAACATTATAGCAAAACGGGGATTTATGTGCAACGGTTACTTTTTAACAACTAGTTGCTACAAAAGCAATGCCCGCTTTACTACTCTATTATTATAGCAAAACGGGCATTTTTGGTCAACTGTTGCATTTCAGCAACACTATTGTTAGATTACTAAGTGCTTAAAATAATTATAATGCTGCTCAATTGTCCATGCTGCAGGATCTACTACTGTACCGTCGTGTGTAATAAACTGAGCTGCAAAAACATTGCTATACCGTGTAAACGGTAGCCACATGTCAGGTGTATGTGATGCCCACCCTGCGTCTTTTAGTTGTTCGTGTTTACGTCGACTTAAACGGACCGTTGGGGCATTGAGTGCCTGTTGAACCGTTAACACGTTGGCCAAAAGAAGGTCTCGGATCCTTGCAGCTGGAATTAAATGCTCAAAGTCACAGTCCTCATCTGCACCAACTTCGTGATAGTGAGCTAACATACCGTCACGTTGTTCAATGCAATACTTGTGGTATCTACGCAAATAATAATCAATATCATTACGGATCTCACGTAACAGTTGTTGATCATTTTTTACAGCATGGTATTCTTCCACTTTACGAACAAGATTTTTTGCACAATAGTCTGCTACTGTTTGGTAGGTAGCAGGACTACGTGCAGTTTTTCCGTAATTAGGTGCAGTAAAGTTTTCTAAGGATTCTTTTAACATTATAGTATTTCAAATAATCTTTCTAACTGTTTAGTATTTTTATATTTTCGAACATTGCTTTCAGTAACATTATCAATATTACCAATTGGCGCAGCACCGTTACGTATAATACAGTCATCGATAAGCATACGTTCTAAATTCTTACAATGCTCTTCTTGGGTTCCGGGTATGCCGTAATTAGATAAATCAATAACAGTTAATTTCACATCGGAACGATCTAAAACTGTGTTATATTTGCTATAGTAATTGTCAGAAATAATTCTCATATCTGATCCGCTGCTACCCCCTAATCTACGACCCCATCCATTAAGATGCCCTGCTTGTCTGTAAATACGATCACCGTAATTACGACTATTATCAGCACTATATCCATACTTAAGAACGCCATTTGTGCATGAGAATATATACACATAATTGACAATCCTCTTATTCTTCATAATTTCGCAAATACCCGATGAGTGATTGAGCTTACTTAAATCAATAATCCATGCAGGACAGTTAGCATAACATCCAATCATTATACTTCCTCCGGAAAAAGACCAGGAGCAATATTCCCGGCTTCGATACCTACTTTACTACCCTCTCCATGAAAGGGCAAGTTAATTTTGCCACTGTTGCGTATATACAACTCTCGCAAAAAGTTACTCATTGCAAGTGGAGCATTCCATCCTGCACCTGGGTGGCTGTATTCCCATTGTACTTTAGCCTTACTATGCAACAGGTTTGAGCTCTTAAGAGTTTGCTTACATGTAGACAAAACTTCTTTCATCCACTCTTTGGGCAATTGATCTTTAACATTAGTACTTGACAAACGATATAACTCGTATAATCCAATGTAAACACCTTGATCAATTTCTTCCTGCATTTGAAAAGTAGATTTAATAGAATCGAGTATTTCTCTAAGTACCTTACCTTTTTCATCAAGTTCGATACCTTTTTGTGCATATTTAAAATGACTAAAGAAGTATTCGTTGTCGCCACGTAACGTAGGACTTTTACGAGTGTTTTTATCTTCTAAGTCAATGCCAAGTTCGTCAAATTGATCTTGCATTGTGCGAGCACGAACATTTTTGATTTCTCGACTGCCGTTCTTGTAACGAACCAAAGCATTACGATGGAGATCACCGGGATTCAATTTACGAACGCCGGTATCATTTAGCATTTCGAACGCAAACGAAGGAAAGTTAGGATCGCTGGTTTCAACAATAGCGCAAGGCACTTCTTTAAATCCTAATAGTGTAGCGGCTATTGTACGGTGTTGTGCATCATACAAATAAATTTTACCATCGCCACCAATCAGTGTACAAGCCGAACCTGGGCTACAAATTCTTGGATCCCACTTCTTCATTATGTTTTTAATATGGTCGTGAATAACATCACGTTGTACTTCGTAGTCAATGTAAAGATCTGCAATCGCAATCATACTACTTTTTGGAAAAGTGTAGTTACTGGCATGGGCACGATTGTTCCATGCATCAAATTCTTCTTGTGTTACATTGAAATGTGATTTGAGAGTCTGTTCTACTTCAGTAGCGACATCGGTGAGTTTACGGACAAGACGTTTAGCCATTTTAATTTCCTTAGGTTAATAACGATGCACGATGCATTTAACAACTACCGTTTAAAACAATAATAAACTAGCAGTTAAGAATTACTAATATAGACAATTATTTAATTATTGTCAACGGTTGCTAAAGTTGCAAGTTGTCCAAATATTGCTGTAGATTGTTGGCATGCAAACTTAGCAACACAGTTTCTTCTTCTCCAAGCAATACAATTTTATTATTTTTTTTAATATAGTAAGGACAAGTAAACAGGCGTGACAATTGTACGAATGTTCTGCTTAGTAATGGGTTGGCAAGTTCAATTTGATACGTGGTAATTTTGGCATACTTTTCAACAAACACAATGCCGGATTTGCTTAGTCTAAGATTGGCGGGAACAGTATGATTAAACCACCAATCCCGACGATAATACTCGAAGTTGTCCATTCCTATACCCGCAGCTTCTAAAAAGACACGAGTATAATGCGATTGGTTAAGGGTAGATTTGGTCACCTTGTTTCATTAAGACCACGGTGAATTTATCGGTCTTGAACAATGTGTTAAGTTTTTTGCAAAGATTAATAGCATGTCCGCTATTGCTAAAAGAGACCTTTTTGTATTTTGGGCCAGGATAGTGTAATAGAATATTATGAGTTTTAAGATTAATGGGTTTATTGTCGTAGAAAACCGCCCAGATTCCTTCGCTGCTCAATACCTGATCGCTCTTGAAGTTAGTTTTATTAACGTGTTCTAACAACACTGTTGGTTTAGGTCTGGACATCGTAGACTTTCCTTGAACTTTGTATTTATGACTTTAAACGGCGTAGATTACTTAAAACCCCCGCCGTCTAGTCCGGTTGTGGCTACTTCTTCTGTATCATTAGAAGTAGATACTGCTTCGGCTAAATTAGCCAGTAGAGCATATATATCCGAGTGCAAATTACGAGCTTCGTCGACATTGAGTACAAGTTGTTTACTGCCGCTTTGATTCATTTGCTTGACACGATTATTAAAGTTTTGAATAGCTAGACTAATATTTTGCATTTTTTTCCTTTAACACTTGGTTAACTTCTGCTTCGCTTTTGTATGGTCCAACAAAGTCGTATCTGCACAACGTAATATTTTTTGGACAGTACTGCATAGTCCATACACTGTTTAATTCTATTAGATAATATCCTGCACAGAAAAAACTTTTACTTTTAGGAGTTTTAGTATAGATAGGCAGTCGTCGTGAAATATCAAATACCTGATTGTATACTCGCCCACTTACTGGATAATCATAAACTGTGTTATTGGTTTTTGTTTTATTTTTATCAACAGTGGAAAATTTAATCTGATACTTTTGTTTTAGAATTTTAACTGACGGAAAGTATTCTCTAAGATCGTCATGTACATAAACAAAACCTCCATCGTTACGTGCTTGGATAGTAGCAATCTTCTCTCCCTGATCTTCAACAACCCAGAATTTATCTTTAACAACAGGTTTTGCAATACGTTCGCTCATCATTCTTTTGCCAATGTGTGATGTGTAACAATTTTACCAAGTTCCTGACCTAGGTCTTGCTCGTCTGAAACAACATACATATCATCTTCTGCACCGTATCCTTTTGATACTTTAATCACATATCCGCCGTGTGCGGTATGCACGTCAAAGGATATTTTTTTATTAGGTAATTTAGATTTATCGGAATAACCACCTATGTCAATTTGTGATATCTGTCCCATAGTCAACGGCCCGACTGCTGTTGCAGACATATTATAATTACTCATCGTTTCATCATCTCCAACATTATAGACTGTGACACTTGTTTAGCAAAGTCATCTTCGTCCTTGATCATATACAAAGTATGTTCAGTTTCATCTTCTTTTTGATTATAAACTGAAGTTTCTAGTATGTGGCCACCAACACAGGCGTACAGTCTAAAGTTCATACTTGATGCACGTAGTTTAGGGGAGTCATCTTCGTCAGTTTCAAACATTCTTGCTATGTTACCACGACCTCGACCGGTACGTATTGTTGCACTACTTGCTAGTTTGTGTTGTTGTTCTCGTTCAAATTCATCATTGTCTTCCCATGCACGTTTAGTTATTCTCCATGCAATTTTTCTAAGCCATTTCATGTCTGTTTCTCCTCTTCGTGACATAATACTTTCATCATTTCTAACTTGTTGTGTAAATCTCGTAATCCAGGGTGACGTTTCATCATTTCTTGTAGCTTCTGCTCTTCGTGCATTTTATGTTCTGCCCAGCCAAGAATTTCTTTAGCATGAGATGTTAATTCTACAGTAGCATGTGAGGTATTGAGTATTTGCCAATTGTTACCATCGTAGACTTCAAAATTTGAAGTATTGGCATTGTAACGTAAATTGCCAGTAACTCTTAATTCGTTTTGTACGTTGCTGTAAGCAAGAGTATTTGATGGCACTAGTCCGCCAGATACCGTTATATAATTATTACTGCCACTGCCGATTGATTTAATCATATATATTCTGCTAGTAAAATTGAAACTGTAAACCCAATCAATAGATAAGTCAAATAGTGCATTAATTGATCAATACCAAACCATACCCAATACGCATTATCTTCTGTAGTTAATCTAACGGTTGTACGTCTATTGAACCAATCTATAGCATAGTGCATAATCATATCAAATGCAGCCAACATGACACAGGCCTGCAGATTTAAAAAATGCATTAGGATAACATAGGTCAATGCACCGTGAAGTCCAGCATGTTGAAAGCCACCAAGTCTACCAAAGTGTCCTTTGTCTTTTAGCATACGATTAGTTTGCCAACAAAAATCTGCTAGGAAATGTTTAAAAAATAACAGGATCAATACTAACCAAGTGGTCATTTACCAACTCCGAAGTGTTTCAGTAAATCTTCACAATGTTCACCCTGCCTTGATTCCCAATAATCTACTCTCTTAGCACATTCACGCACAATCAACTCGGCGAACTTTTGATAGCATTGCTCGGTGCTTTGACTCTCATCCTGACACTCATAGTATAGTTCTCGAATTCGGTCGTTCATCATTCGACTCCGAAATGTCGTGCAATTGCTAGTCCTACCCAAGCAGCACCTAACGCTTGTTGATTCTCACCATCTTCAGCACACCCATCACGAATACTATCCGCTAGAGTCAAACATTCACGACCAATCAACTGGGCGAATTTTTCATAGGCAACTTCAGATTCTTCCGCACTCATGGCACGTGGCCAAAGTTGACCATTTAGATCAACATACAATCCAGCCTGTTCGGCAAGTTCTTTCAATTTTGGGTTCATCCTGGGTACTCCGTGCCTAGCATTTCTGCGTATTGTTGACTGTGTTCACTAAGTTTGTTTAATTCATACTTGCCGCAAAACTTCAAGAACTGTGCGCCTACCATGGGACGACTTCGCTTTACTGCGCCTTCGGCAATGGTCGCTGCTATCTTTGCCTTAACTTCATCGGGCTGTGCTGTAAGATCTACCAGCTGTACATTACGTTGATAGTCATCTAGCACACGATGTTCCTCACCGTTATGATCGGTCCAACGCTGTAGCATGAGATTGTTCCAATTAAAGCCTTTTTTATCTCTATCCTCATACGCCTCTTGGAGCCCAACTTTGTTTTTACTGCCTTTGGTCCTGACACCCGGATAGGCCGAGAACACATTGTCACTAGGGTCACCACGCATGCATTTTTCAAACAAGATCCACGAGGGATCTGGAATC